AATCCGGTAAGTACGCCTCTCGTATCCGATCAGCTACCGGTTTATTTCAGCTTGGTGGCTCCATAGCTACGGGCTTGCTTAACCCTATTGGTATGTACGTGAACGGTCTACCGTTCTTAGCCAGCTACAACGCTAAAACTAATTTTGGTGGGGGGTTCGGCGCAACTGCTGCTACATACGAGCTTAATAGAGCCGTGGCCTCAGTGGGCTTAAAAGGTACGTTTAAGATGCCGTCCAACGAAGCGTATAACTCGGCATCGTTCTACGAAAATCTTGCCAAGAAAATGGAAAAAGATAACAGACCAGCAACATATGCTGACCCAGAAAGTGGTTTAACTATTGACGAAGCAAGGTTTATTGCCAAGGAAATTAGAGAAGGTGTTATGATCCCTGCTCAAGGCAACGCTATGATGGGTTTGTCTAGGGGTACAACAGGCCCGTTTAATACGGCTTACCAGAAGTTCGCAGACGTATTTATGGTGGCATTTACCAGAAGTGAACAAGCGTCTCGTAGAAGTCTGGGACTAGCGGCGTACCGGCTAGAATTGCAACGCCTCAAAGATGTCAAAGCTAGTGGTGATATAAAGCAGAAAGCCAGAAACTTTGCTGTAAGCGCAATCAACCAAACTATGGGTGAATACTCTGTGATGAACAGACCGGCGTTCTTCCGAAGCGGTATTCAAGCCTTTGTGTATATGTATAAAGTGTACCCTGTCACATCCATACAGACGTTTGCTAATCTAAGTATGGCTGGCAAGTTAGGGATGCTTGCGCTGTTGTACACTCTTGCTGGCGCTGGGGGGTTTCCACTAGCAGAAGACTTGGAAGACCTTATAGACACCATGTTACAGATGGTCGGATGGAAAGCGTCTATGGGTAGTTCAAGAGTTTGGCTAACTACGCAGTTGGACGAACAGTTGTTTGAAGGTGCAGGATCACTGTTAATGGATGGCCCATTAAAAGAATGGATACCATTTGACCTTGCTGGGCGCGTGTCACTAAGCAATGTAGTTCCCGGTACATCAGTCCTTATAGAGGGTGCTGATGTAATGCAGGAAATGAAAGATGTAGCAGGGCCAATAGCTGGGTTTAGTTTGGATATGTTAAAGTTTGGTAGGCTTGCGGTCACCGCACCGTTTAGTTCTACAGTAAGTGGCATAGACGCATTGAGAGCCGCGCCTACCACCCTTCTTAGAAATGTGGGGGATGTGTACTCATACTATCAAAACGGGGCCGTGGTGGATAAGAGGGGTTACGTGGTATCAAGTGAAATGAGTGCTGCGTTAGCTATAAGTAGACTAGCCGGTTTTTATCCGCGCTCTGCTGCAAAAGAATACACAACGATCAAGTATGCCAGACGAGTTAGTGATTATTCTAAAGCTGTGTCTGCTGCATACAGGACAGCATGGGTAAAAGCTGACGCTGCTGGGCGTAGAAAACTTGAACGTGAAGTAAGAGAGCACAACAGGTTGTACAGAGGTACGCCTATGTACATAAGCAACTTCCAACGTAAGGTTAGGGAAGCGTTAAAAGAAGCTAAGAAAACAGCTTCCCAACGTACCCTAGACGCATCAGCTAGAGCGGGTCGGGATTACCTAGAGAACTTCTATGATGCACTAGGGGCAGAATTGTAGACTACTTAACGGCTTGTAACTGCCCCAGTGTTAGTTCCTCGTATGCAACCTCGGCTTCATCTAGTACCCCCTGCATCCGTGGATGAGACAGGTTTATACCTATGACGTAAGATTGAGGTAGCTTAATCGGAGTGTGCTTACCTAGTGAGGTTTTCTTATGCTTAGGCGTGGCATCTGCATGTTCATTCTGTAACGTGTCCATGATACCTTTGTAGTCACCACCTCGTTTTGATAGCCACTTTCTGAAGTGCGCCCTGTCCAGCATCACAGTGCCGGTATCAAATAGATCACCACGATCCTTGCGGTACACATCCACCCTCACCCTTATACCGCTTCTAGGTAAACGCTCGTAGTCTATGGATGTTTGGTCACCAGTGTGCATAACCCGTACAGTCTCGCTGACCATTTCATTTAGGTACTCAGATATAAGATCAAACCCATCAGTGTGGTTCTCTGTAACCGTCTTACGCAATGCACCGATTTGATTTAACGCCCACCGCATACCGTCTTCTGGGTTAAATTTTATAAGTTCCCAACCGTGTGCTAGCTTCAGCGACAGGTACGTGAGTACCATAACTTGTTCCCAGTACCTTTCCTGACCTGTAAACTCTACGTTAAATGTAGCACGAAATTCTTCAGTAGCTTGGTCGATCATGGCTCGTATGCCTTGCTCACCAATCTCCATCAGTTTCTTTATATACACATCACCAACGGCTCCATAGTTCGTTGACATGACAGTGAATATCTTCTTACCTGCGTCACTACTTTTAGTGAACAGAGGGTGCGCGTCTACTGTAAGCTCTAGTAGACGGGCCATCTGAGCATCAGTATCTAACCCAGACGCTATCAACTTGGAACTCATGGGTTTGTTTGTAGATACTATACAGAACGTAGCCCATGTCTTAGCCTCGCGTTCTTCTGCGTTACGGTTAAGCCTAGCCTTGTCACGACCTTGGCTAACCCAATATAGAAAGTCACCAACGTCCCTGTCACCCATCATGGTGACTTCATCAATAGTTACAGGTAAGTTGTTATACATACCAAACCTACTGAACAGTGTGTTCTGCGTGTACTTAGCTTGAAAGTGTAGCTTATCAGGGTTGCCCCATACAGACTGCGCCGCAAGCTGGGCTAACGACTTACCGCCCCCTGTTGTTCCATACAGAGATACGGTCATACCTTTCAAACCAGTGAAGGACATCAAAGGTGCGGCTAGACTTACACCTATGCTGAACATATGAGCGTTTAGTTTAGCCTTGCCATACACCTCACTAAGGTGTGTCCACTTTTCAAGTGTGCCAGAGCTACCAAACATATCACTGCCCACACGCTGTGATGCAGACGCTAGTTTTATTGATTCGGTTTCTACTGACCCATCCGGTTTACGCCGGTACAATACATCGCCAAGTACGAATAACTTGTAATCCTCTTTCCATCCCATCGAAGAATACAAGTTAGTCATAGTCCGCTGTTTGCGTAGCTCATGCATGTAAGACCGTAGCATCATCTGGAAATACTCTGTCTGCCTTCTGGTTTCCAGTACAATACCTTGGTCAGCAATAGACCCTACAAACTCTCTGTATGTACCGTCAGCCAAGTAGCCTTGCCTAAGCACTAAGTCTTGCCAACCAACGTGTTGCCTGTTCCACTTGTACCTACATACCTCGTAGCCCAGTGTTTCGTCTCTGCCATAACTGACAGGGTATATGTCAAAGTTAGTAATCGGTACATCGCTGTCATCAATCTCTACGTACATACCGCCATTAGCTCGTTTAAATGGTTTGGGTAACGGCACATCGACTACAGCATCAGACGGAGCATTAGCGGAAGTATCTTGCTCCTTGTACTGTGCGCCTAACTTGGCTGGTGTTCCTATCTTACCCCTGACAGGGCAACCGTCACACCCACCCACGTTATCGTTCTCAAACTTTGTGCAAGTTGTTGGTCCAGTTACTTGCGCTTTCCACTGGTGCAACTTACGAACCGTCTCATCTGGATCGTAGTTAGCGTGGTCACGGCTCCATTCCTTAGCCACATCTTCTGCATCGTGGCAAACGCTAGCAATACCTAGGAGGTTATACCACATAGGCTCACTAACTTGGTCTTGGTTGTCCACAGCCCATGCTATCTGTTGGCATTTAGATTTGACTATGGATGCGACTGACTTGGGGTAGCTATCATTCTTGTGCGTCTTGTTCGGCGCTGTAGATTTTATGTAAGACTTCAGACAACTTGTTATAGTAGCTAGGTCGTTTGGTGGACGGTCTAGGATCAGCTTTACTTCTTCACCGCCCCTAGCGTTGTGTGTACCTATGGCTCTTAGCACCCTAGCATTATCTGCTGGCACAGCCATGTCTAGCTCAAACCCATGTGCTACTATCATAGCCTTCATAGCATTAGCCAGAGGCTTCCATTCCGCTGGACGTAGAGGCTCGTTTAGAACCCAGTATACATGAAGTCCATTACCGGATGATACCACCATCGGCTCCGGTAAACCCGTGTCTCTTACAAACTTAACCAGTGCCGTATACCCTTCTTTCTTAGTGAGGTACGGCGTAGGGTTTCCGTTCTTGTCAAAGCCACAATCTATATCAAGAGCAAATGTCTTGGTGCATAATACGTTAAGCTGTTTACGACTGCTCTTATCTTGGAAAGAAGATATAGCATAATATGTATTGTGTTTACGCCCGTCCAATTTGACGATAGCGTTACCGAGTTCATCCACAGTAGAATAAAATCCTTGCCGAGCAACCCCGTCATTTATGACGATTGCACAGTAGTTACCTTCTGCGGGTAGAACTCGTCGAAGAAACTCCAACGTGTTCATTATCACTGTCCCTAGTAAAGGGGGGACGTACCCCCCTGATGTAGCCTAGCTGCGTTCCTCTAAAATCTCAAGCAGCCTTTCGTATAGTTGGTCAGACTTCATTTGCATAAAGCCTTCCGGTGGCCATTCTTCCTCCCTAAGCAAGTCTATCAGTTGGCGTAAAGCTAACTTAACTTTATCCTCGTTAGACTTCCTTATACGCTGACCCCGTACCCAACTCTGGTAAGTCATACGTGAAACACCTAACGCCTTAGCCATGTGTCTTTGGTTAAGGTGTAGATGACCACGTAGTGCCTCTACCTTTGTAAAGTCCAGAGCCACTACAGTTTTGTAAGGCTCCTTAGTCATCTGCGGTCATCCCTGCTAGCATATCATCAACCTCGTCTACACCTGCCACCGCCCCTGAAGAAGGCTCAGGGGTACGAGCAACCTGTTGCTGGTTGTTTGGCTGTTGTGCAGCAGGACTAGCTGCGGACGTTTGCTTCTCACTTATCGACAACTGCATATAAGGTTTACCTTGTTTGGTAGTACCCATCCAACCTGCAACACGCTTGTCAGGATGCAAGGGCATAGGACCAGAAAAGTCAGGTGCTTTGGCGTTACCGTTCTTATCGTTCTTATGCAACGTACCTACCTTAGCGTAGATATTTACAATGGCTGCACCGCCTTGACCAAGCGTCTCTTTAACGAACATAGCATCTGCTTGTACGCCATCTACGTTTACGTTGCCGCGACCAATCAACTTCTGGCGTTCTGTTTGCCATACTTGGTTAGTGAATGGCGAAAACATTACGCCTTTGTTTGTGTTATCGTATTCCATAGTTTCTCCTAATCTAGCATACCGTCAAGGTCGCCCATCATTGTGTCAGACATATCTTGGTCTAAGTTATCAGTAGCTGGTTCCGGTTCCTGTTTAGCCTTAGCTACTTTTTTAGGTTTAGGTGTAACGTCTTTCATTACCGGCGGTACTGAAGACTTCTTAGGTGGTGGTGTCTGTGAAGCGGCGTTACCATCATCATCCTCTGGGGCAAGTCCTGCCATACCCAAAAGCCCATACCTACGCGCGTATGTAATCGCACTACCCAAGCCTTGCATATCTTGCTTGGACAACACTAGGTAAACGATTGATTCATACTTCTCACCGGAAGAATGTAGCAGCGTTGTCAATACATACGGACCAAACTGATCGTAGCCATTGGACTGTAGTATTGCAAAATTATGCCTATGAAACGCTTCCTTACAAGCGTCTACACAAGCACTGAGGCTGGCGTATCTACTACGGAAGTGTGGATTAGTAGCATCCTTAACCACTGGGTCACACGCCCCTTGAGCAGCAATCAAGTCTTGAACTGCACTAGGTTCTTTAGCCATCACTGTTCTCCTGTCATTATTTTAAATGTTATTGAACCGCTCTTTGTACGCTTCATTAGTAGATCATCCCAGTACAAAACATCTTCGTCAGACTGCATCATAGATTTTAATTCTGACTTAACAGAGTTGTGCTGGGTCACCGCGCCTTTAGTTTCTATAAACTTTTGAGCAAGAGACGTAGCGCGATTGTCGTGCTGCATACATCGTTTACTGAAACCATTGCGCTTTATTCTGTCAAACACATCAGCAGTAGGTAAGCTAGATATACGTTCACCACCTGACGGGTTGACCGGTGGGGCATCTAGCTCTATGTGATCTGCCCAAAATCGTTGGCACTTATCAGCATAGTCGTTTATCCACTCGTCAGAGCGAGAAACCCATACACGCTCGGGTTCTTCGTTACCCAATATAACACTGAACAACAAGTGCTCAGAATCCCAACAATACATATGGTGCTGTATCTGAGGCATGTAAAAATCACACGCCTGATCTGCTGTAGCAAATCTACCGGAATGTTTAACCTCAACAGGTGTCTCATCGCCAGTACCTTCAATTAACACACCATCTGGGTGAGACGCACACATATCTATCTCGGCTCGGTGTTGCTGGCCTTTACTAGCAAACTTACTAAGAGCGTATACACCGTCACCTACCTCGGCTTGTAACCTCTTAAAAGTCCAATCAATATGGAACTCCTCAGTGTGCACACCAAGCTGAACCTTGAAGTTGTCACTTAGATCAACAGGTTCCTCTAACCCCTTTTTACGGGCGTACACTGCGTACCAATCCCCCGTTATTATGTCCCTAGCATCTGATGATCCTAGGTAAGTCGTTCTATCCATTGCTTTTCTCCATTTCTAGTCTAATCATGTCTAACAATAAGCCTTGCATCTTTTGCTTTCTGGCTAACCTGTCATACATTCTCTGCTCTATCTGCGTGGCTTCTATGTGGACCACGTTAGACGAATGTTTCTTTCCTATGCGTTCAATCCTACCATTGGCTTGAACGTACTGCTCGTTACTTGTTATCGGCCCGTACCATACCACTGTAGATGCTGATGTAAGCGTCAAACCGTGGGCCATAGTAGCTGGGTGAGCCAATAGTATCTTAGGATCATCAGCGTTCTGGAAGTTATCAAATATAACATTGCGTTTAGAGGCAGATACGCTGCCGTTAACTACGCCTACTGTCCAGTGCTTGCTAAGTTCTTTGTGAAGCATGTGTAACGTACCGGTCAGAGGTACGAATACAATGATCTTGCCCCCAGCTTCGCGTATAACTTCCTTAGTAGCTGCTACACGGGGGGTGCAGTCTAGCTGAACACTTTCACCCTCGTCATTATATGCCACGCCGCAAGCTATCTGTACTAACTTCTGTATCTTAATCGCTTCGTTTACAGCGGTTATAGTCCCTTCTGTTTCTGATTCTGTTATCAGAGTTTTCATCATGGACTTATAATGCTTGACCTGTTCGGGTGTCATTTTGACCTCTCTGGTCTGTCGAACAGTATCCGGTAAGTCAAAGCACTCATCTCTAGTGTACCGTACACATGGTTGCAGTACGTGTTTAACTACGTCCATGCTGTCAGCCCTAGGAACCCACGTATACATACGCTCTCTACGCATCACCAAATCTTTAAACGATGTAAATGTTCTGTAGTTGCTGCCATAAACCATCGGGTTACCTACTAGCTTGGCTAAAGACCATGCGTCTGTAGGCAGGTTTGGCGTAGGTGTGCCTGTCATCAACCACAACCTAGTGTCAGGGTTAACAGACATCCACTTATACAATGCTCGGAACTTAGTAGTAGACGGGTTACGTAACACTGCCGCTTCGTCTACGATAACTAGATCAAACTTACCTATTGCGTCATCACATATGAGCTTAAAACCTTCGTGATTTACAATGTAATATTCTGCGTCTACGTTGAGCCGCTTACGACGGCGCTCTTTGGTTCCGGTAAGGATAACAGGTTGTCTGTTGTTTGTCCCTTCTCTGATAGCATCGCCCCAGACACGTTCAAGCGTAGACAGCGGAGATATTATCAGTACCTTACTTACCTCACCAACTGATATAAGATAGTCTGCCGCCCACAATGCGCTCTGAGTTTTGCCTGTACCTATCTCGTTAAGTACAAGAGCTTTAGGGTTCACAGTAAGGAAAGCTGCGGTAAGTCGTTGGTGGTTGTATGGCGTGTACTTACTAGGCCAGCCATAGTGGTGTAGTATAGGCGAAGGTGCGTTAATACCTATACCTCTCAGTTTATGTACAGCATCAACAGTGTGCGGTACTATGGTAGCACCCTTAGCTGTTACTCTGCTGCCTGATACCATCTCGGTAACTTTATCAGGATCACGTAGCTTTAAAGCTAGCTCCTTAGTCTGCTCCAATACTAGCACGGATAAACCTCCTTACCGTAGCTATAGTCTCTGCATCACAGACAACAAAACATTTGCCACCTGCATCCTCTATGTCCGACATACATCTTAGTTGTAACGGTGTCGGCTTCTTTTTATTGTTGGCTTTAGCCTCTATACCTACGAACCTACCACTAACTATAGCAACTCTGTCAGGTATACCTGCTGAACCAAACGGTCCAGCTTGGGGACTATACGACCACACTCCTTCTTCTTTTAGCATCTTATCTAGGGCTTTCTTTACGCGCCCTTCCGGTGTTGTAGCCATAGGTAGTCTCCGTTGTATAGTATGTCAAGTTAAAAATTACTTTGCGTCACCATAATTAACGCCTATGTCAGCTTCACAAGCAACAGGTAAATCTTTAGCCCACGTTGGTGGGGTAGACATAACTTCTACCATGTAGTCTCTAGCAGCTTCAGCTTCGCTCTCGTCAACGATACACACCACTTCATCATGGACTTGTAACGCCACTTTGTAGCGTTGTCCTATACGTACCATTTGTTCTGCTACAACTATACGAGCCACGGCTTGCGTTATATTCTCTACTACCTTGCCGCCATATATGTTTACCCAAGGTATCCCTTCATTGGAATTATCTCCGGTAATCTTTCTAGCAGTTAGCGTATAGAACCCTGCTGGTCTGTTAATGTATCCGTAACTGCGTTGGTCCAGCTCGCGCAAAGCAGGATACTGTATCTGTAACTTGTTAGGCAAGGTTATACCAAACTCATCATACGGCAATACGCCATTGCATATCGTGCCTCTATCGCCTCGTACCATAGCTCCCAACATCCAGTGACACGTTGACCATAATAAATTTATGTTTTTATTGGTAGAACGGTATAGCTTTACAACTTCGTCCGCTTGGTCGATAGATATATCCACTGAAGGGTAGCCTGATTTAAGACTGTCTTTAAATTTGTCCTTACCCATGCCGTACCCAAGGCCAAGTATGGCAGTCTTGCCAACATGACGTTCTAACTTATCGGCTTTGGTAATAGGTCTTCCGTAAACCGCCGAAGCAAATTCAGAATATACATCTATGTTATTACGAAACTGCTCCAGTAGTGCTTCCTCACCGGCTAACCACGCTACTACACGGGCCTCGATCTGAGATGAATCACAAGCTACAACACGTTGTCCATACTGTGACGTAAGTGCGGCTCGAAGTTTGCCGCCCCTCGGTAAGTTTTGTAAGTTAACTTTATCACTACCGCTAAACCTACCAGTATGCGCTCCGTAGTATTTTAGCATGATAGGTAAAGGCCCACGTTCTGCTATACCCATAAAAGCCACGGTGCGTGTCTCGTCTATGGTGGATTTAACTGCTAGTCTAGCCTCACACAATGCCCTAACAACAGGTCTATCGTGGGACAGCAATAGCTTAAAACCTTCATCGGTCTTAGCAAATGCGTAAGTGTGTTTGCCTGTTGTGGGACTTACCTTGAGGGGTACAATAACCCCCAGTTTTTCTAGTAAAGCAGCGAACTTTTGGTTAGACATAAGATGGGACTTTATCTTCTCCTCACCACCTAACTTATCCATCAATCGTTTCTTGTTAGACCGTATACCGGATAGATGTTCTGACAACACATTGGTGTCTAGCTGAATAGTAGGCTCAGTAAACATACGCAGTGTCTGGTCTATCACTTGTATCTCTGACGAAGGAAACTTGTCAGCCAATCTCTTGAACAATTTATAAGTTAATTCTACGTCTTGTATGCAGTACTCGGCATACTTAGCCAGTTCTTCTGGTGTAAAGTCTGTACGGCGTTTGCCAATAGCGGCGTGTACTTCATCGCCTTTATATCCTAGTTTA